CCGGTTGCGTAGGTTATGCCCGTGGCATAAGTTGTGCCAGTTATATAACTGACCCCTGTGGTGTAGATATTTTCTCCGGTTATGTATTGGGTTCCCGTGGCATAGGTCGTTCCCGTCGCGTAGGTCGTCCCCGTTGCGTATATTGCGCCGGTTGCGTAGGTCGTTCCAGTTACGTAACTGATCCCCGTGGTGTAAATGTTTTCGCCTGTTATGTATTGGGTTCCCGTGGCGTAAGCGGTGCCACTTATGTATTGAGTCCCCGTGGTATAAGCTGTACCCGTTATGTGCTGGGTTCCCGTGGCGTAAGTTATACCCGTCGCGTAGGTGGTCCCCGTTGTGTAGATTGTACCCGTGGCATAGATCGTGCCCGTCGCATAGGTTGTTCCTGTGGTATAGACCGTACCCGTTGCGTAAGTTGTTCCAGTTGCGTATGTGTTGCCTGTAGAGTAAGTGATTCCTGTTGCGTAAATGTTACCCGTTGCATAGACTATGCCTGTAGAATAGGTCGTGCCCGTTATATATGCGGTACCTGTTATTCTGCTATTGTCTCCGGTTATCCTAACGTCATTCCCGCTTATGTAGTTTGTTCCCCCGGTTATAAAAAATTGTTGTCCAGATACTGTATTTGCACCGTCTGTAATAAATACAGTCGTACCGGTCACATCTGTATATGTCGAATCGCTTATCGACACTGTCCCAAAGTTGTCAAGGTCAATATTCGAACCTGTTATATACGTGGTGGAATTGGGCTGAGCAACCACGCTTACCAAGGCTCCAGAAACATAACTATTTCCGACGGACAGCATGGAAAGAGTTGAGTCGTCTATGTTTGCGTTTCCGAAAGACTGTACGATACTATCTTTAAGCTCATTTATTTCGGTGTTTAAACTATTAACATCAATCGTTCCCCCCGACACGTAGGTGTTACCATCCCCCGTGATGGTCACGGTACTGCCCGTTATGAAGCCGTTATTAATAGTTACAAATCCAGTTACGAAATTCTGATCTCCAGATACGGTTATATCAGAACCGGTTATGAAAAGGTTCCCGCCGGTGTTATATACTTTGTAATTTGTGCCTGTTAAATTGACAACGCCGCCGGATTGATTATATATGCCTATTCCGTCCCCCGTAATTCCCATGCTAGCTCCGCTCTGCATACCTGATACGCTAAGCGTCTCTACTCCGGTTATAAGAATAAGACCAGTTATATTATTAAATATACTAGTACCCCTGTAGATTCTTGGAGAGCCCCCTTCTAGGTTGAAATTTTCAATTACATTATCTGCAATTGTTTCCACTACGGCTCCCGCGGCCACGGTAATATTGTCAGAATCAGTTACGGTGACGGTGCTTCTGTCGATCTCTGCGCTTTCCGTAATCACGCTGCTCACTGTGTTGCTATTTGCAGTTAATCCTGTTACAATTATTTGATTACCCGTAACTGACTGGATAACCCCCCCGGTTATATAATTTATGTCGCCGGTTACGCTCATGTATGCACCATCCTCATTAATGAGCATATTGTATGTCGTATTTGTGCCCCCAGTAATACTTACATTACCGCTTTGGAGAAGCGCGCTTGTTGACCCGCCTGTTACATATAAATCACTTCCGCTTTGTACTGTTATGGTATTGACTCCTCCAGTAACCCCTATTCCTACCCCACTGAATATACTGGCTCCACTTTGCACGAAAATGTGACTGCCAGTGACAAAGTTCGTTTGCCCGCTTAAGTTGACAGTTGACCCTGTTACAAACACAGACCCAGAGTTTGCCGTGATTGATCCCGTCGAATTCTGGAAACTTATATGCGCAGCGTTGGTCATTACCGCGCTTATGTTGCCTCCACTGGTTGCCATCAAGTTTCCTGATACCGTGGCGGTACCAGAAGTAAACAAATTTGTCCCTCCTGTTATGTTAATTGGTTGTTCTTTTGCAGAATAGAATACACCCGTGGAACTAGTCACGCTAATATGCTCTCCGCTAAATACACCCGTAGAATTTGATACGATCACTCTCCCCCCCGTTGCGTGAACGTTTTGTGATTGTCTTATATCAAAATTAATACCCGTAGCATCTATTCTTCCGGTGTGCAGGGTCAGCGTATTAGAATCGAAAAAGTTTCCACTAAAATAAAGAACACCAGTATCAAATTCTATATTTGTGGTGGAGCCTCTTCCGCTCACAATTAAACTGTTTATTTGGTGACCTGTTATGTTTACGGTCTCACTGTCGTTTGCAAAAATTGTTTCGGGGCCTTCTACGGTGACAAGCTGCGCGCTGTTTATTGATCCTGCATTTCCGGTAATGTTTACCGTCGTTCCAGTAAGGCTTGACAAGGAGAAAGACGCGTTAGCGGTTATGTTCGCTGTCCCCGTGAGCGACGCATTGACTGTCCCTCCTGTTACGTTTATGGTCGGACTTGTGCCGGTTATGAACGCCGTTGCTCCATCATTTATATTAAACGCGCTAGTGCTTAGAGTCGTACCGCTTATAGTCCCTAATATCGAAATGTCTGTTCCCGAAATATACTTTATTACCCCGTCGCCTGTATTGTAAATTACATTCGAGGTTCCACTTATACTTGTCGATCCAGTGGGGTAAATAGTATTTACCGAATTGTAAATTTGTACACCATCCGTAGAGACGGTATGCGTACCACCAGTCATGGTAACATTTCCTGTTATCGTGTGGCCTCGACCCCCGGTTATATATACCCTTCCCTGACCGGTATTGGCATATATGATTATATCTTCTCCCCCAGTGATGTAACTCACTGTTCCCTCGTTTGCCACAAACACATTTGGTGCCAGCGAATAAGCCTTCACCTCAGAACCGGGCTCGTTGAATAGGTTCGTGGCGGTAGCTAAAGCTTGGTTATAAATGTGGGTTGAGACACCAGAGTACTCGTTTCTTACTGAAGATACAGAGCCGGTTATGCTTACATCGCTGTCGTATATATTATAGTTTTCTATCTGTAACTCGTCTACGCTACCCGTGAATTGGATCGCTGTCCCGGTTGACAAATCAGTCATGGTCAGATTCTGGCCAGATCCGGTCATGAACAGATTTATATTATACTGAATTGGTGTCGGGACTATAGTGTCAGTAAATTGCCGTATGAGTATCTCTTCCGCTACGTTTGGCGTTTGAGAGAAGACCACCCCCGTAAGATTGTCTATTGTGTAGTCTGTTGTCGGGGTTAGCGTCGATCCATCAAGAGAGACCCAAACGTTTTTAATGTTGTCTTCTGTTAATTCAAGGTGGAATGCATTTGTTACCCCATCTCCCACGTGAGATGCGGACCCAGCTACATTTCCAACCCCTGTTCCTTCCCCGAACCGTAGAGTCAAGTCTCTTCTTACTCCAGAAAGGTCAAACTGTATATTGGTTCCTGTTATATTTTGAAAAAGATATTCTGCTGCAGGCAAGACCTCATCATCGTTAATGAAAAATTGAGCCCCCGATCCAGACAGGAACATTTTATTGTCCCTAATCAAAGCATAGTTTCCAGTATTTCCAAACTCAGATACCCGTAATGCCCCACCTGATATTTCCAAGTCTCTTTGCGGTACTACTATGGAAGTAAGCCTTCTGTAATTTTCATAAACATTATCTTGCGAAAGCGCTCCAGAATATAAGTGAACATTCTTTAGGAGCCCCTTGATGTGCTTTGTCGTGCTCGAGTTCGTTAATATATGAAAATCCTTTATGGGCACGCTTGGGTCTACGTAATCAATAGTTTTTGATCCTACGCTATCCGAGCTAACAAGAGCTCCATCTAGGTATAAGCTGTGAGTACTTCCATCCCAAGTTGTGTTAACAACGGAATACTGTCCGGTCTCTACTGGGTCGGTAAATAATGTAGATGATTTATCATCTGGATCTCCTCCCTCGTTAAATGTTACCTTTGAATAAAATCTCTTGTTTACGTCGAAGGTTATCTCATAGGATGCCGCTACCGTACCATGAGTATTGGGCACCTGTATAAGCGGGTCTCCAACCGTTCCTCCTAACTCTAGTGGCATAAACATGACCCCAAGAGTAAATGTTTCCGGCTTCAGGTCGTCTGTTATCGGAATTATTGCGTGCTGATCAGTTCCATCAAATTCAAGAGTGTTAGTAATTAATGCTGGAGAATTATAAAGTGTCGCGTCGTGGTTGTAGGTAGTGAGGTCTTGCCAAGTTCCGTCGCCGGTATAACTGTTTTTCGTTTCGGCGCTTAGGTGAAGAAGTTTATTCTCTAGTATTATTGCCTTGTGAAGCTTGTGCTCTATTGTGTCTTCTATGGGTACTGAGTCAACAAAGTATCTTCCAGACACGTTGACGTTATTTTCTACAACCGTATCCCCCAACACGGTTAATTTACCATATACGGTGGTGTCACCTTCGTATACTATGAAATCTCCAAGCTGACTTGACTCTGCGCCGATCTGATCGGTGGTTACTCTGACCTTAAAGTCCTGCGGGAACGTAACTAAACCTGAAGGAACGAGTCCGGTTAAGTATGTTCCACCTGCGCCGTCATCAAGCTTGGCCCATATGGGTGAACTATATACATCACCATCTAAATTTGATATAAACTGAAAATCAGAAGCGTGATGAAGCATTTCTCCATAGACATAAACTACCGTTTTTCCGACCACCCCCTCTTTCGGGTCGAAACTCGTCATTGTTGGAGACTTAATAGCATTTAATAGGCCCAAAGAACCCATGTCCGCATTGGAATCTGACGAAAATGCTGATTGAGCAAATAGTGTTCCGCTTGCGTTTCCTGTGCCCGCTGGGATTGGAAAGTCAGAAGGAATCTGAAAATATAAATTATTGTATTCTTTGTTCGCTAAACTACTACTGGCGTCGTACTGGTCAAAATTCGATATTCCATACCCACTGTCTCTCATAAACAAACCAGTTACGTTTGCCAATCCAGTGCCGTATAGCCTTATTTGTTGGCCGCGGTATCCACTTGTGGGTTCCGTAAATCCTACGGCTAATATTTCTGGCTCAATTATAATTGGAAGCCTGAATAATAAATCGTTTCCTAATCTTTGGTAAGTTTCCGTACCTGTCCATCCGCTATAAAAGCTTCCTTCTTTCTTGTGGATGTTTGTGGTTCCGGCTGCCCCACTCCAGTAGAATAAGTCCTCGGCGGTTACTTGTCCGTCTTGGTTTACATCAACCGTATCGTAGAATCTTGGTGTCCCTGCTATGTTTTCTCTATATAATTGCCTAAGTGGCTTAGCAAAGCTCTGTTCGAAAATTGTTTGGCCACTTTTGTATACGGTGTCTTCGTCTAACCAGAAGAATAAAAATCCTGTTCCTACGAAATTGTCTGATATTGTTATTGGTATGTTATATAGGCCGGTTTTCTTCACGCCCTCGTCTCTTAGCCCGCTTGTATGTATGTGTCTTCTTATCTCTGCATTCCATATGTGCCCTAATGGATCGGAGTTATCTAGCAACTCGAATGGACTGTTCGGAATGAAGTAATCCCCCAGATTAAACCAAGTGGCCTCGCTTCCGTCTTGAAAAAGCAGGTCTTGTCTCGTGCTGAATTTACTAAGAAACTCTATTTCTCTGCTTCCCGCATCTTCTTCTCCGGGGTGAGCTAACCCTGTTCCGCTAATTCCTATGGCATTAATGAAGGTTTTTTCGGCGTTTATTCCCGAGACGTATAGTGTTTGTCCTACTCTAATTGTCGTTGCTGAAATGCCAGATATAGCTGGGTACGCAGTTATATTTGTCGACAGGTCCTGATAGTCAGTTACAGTAAGGTCAATATCCGCCTTGTCTCGCCTTGACGTAAATAGCCTCGCGTCTTCGAGAAGGCAAGCTGGAATTTGAATCTCTACATACTCCGCGCCATCTGCCCCATACTTATATACATCATCTCCGTTTAATGGTTTTATGTAATCCCACGTTGGGTGCTTGTTTAGTCTGACTTCGGCAGCTGCATCAAAAACTCCTCCGCCTACTCCCCCTCCTTGAGTTTTCAAAAAGGATGGGCCTTCTTCCGCTGATGAAAATGACCCTACCCCACTAGAGATATTCGACATATCCATATGTCCACTTGAATACCCCTGAAACCAATATTTGGACTGATGAGTATCTGACCCACTTAGTATTATCGAATCCCCGTATATGCCTGTCCCGGGTTGAGCAAGATCCAGTGACACTACTTCGAAAACCTCTATTGGCAAAACGCTTTGCGCGTTTGTAAATTCGCCCATGAGCATGGGCTTGCCGTCTTCTGCGTCTATGGGTACTCTTATGTTTAATCCCGTCTTTGGAAAATCAAATCCCGTCGGCTCGAGTAAGGAATAGTAACTGTCCGGGGATACCGCCACTGTTGTCTGGGTATCATTTTTCCCCGTAAACCTTACCCCTGTAACCAACTCCAAATTCGCACCAGATATTTTTAGGAAGTCGCTTCTTGCAACTAAGTCCGGATAATGACCACTGTAAAATATGCTATCTGGTATTGTCTGAAACCTTTCCGTGGTGGTTACCGTTCCACCTGCTGCGGATACCCTTATTGGGGCTTCGAGTTCGCGATACAAATAATCATTAGTTAAGTAAGTGTGCTTCGGCGGTATTTCAAAACTTATTCCAGTTCCCCTTGACCCCAGAGTAGAGTAGGTCGTTACCGGTGTATTACCATGGTAAATTGATAGTAAGTTTACCAAGCTTGTTCCGCTTATTATCACTGTGCTTTCGTGTGCTCCAGAAGTAGGAGAAAATCCAGAAATTTCTGGTTCAGCAAAGAACCCGAAATACTGCCCCTCTGGACTTGTGGATTTTCCGACGCTGTTATCCACAACTATGGCGAAGTTGGAATCTTCAGACAAACCGGGAACGTACACGCTCATTACCTGAAGGCCAGTATCGGGAGTACCCTCTATTCCCGATATGCTTGCTGATATATTCCCAGAGAAGCCTCCGTGATCAACCAACCCACTAAAATATACAGCCGTTTCGGAATCATCAAAGAATCCGCTACCAGTTATGTCTATTTTGTTTCCTTTAAAATCGCTTTTCGGTGAAAATCCTTTTACAAACGGGGGGTACTTTATGTATAAAGAGTCTTGTCCAGTTACAGATCCCCTTGGGGTTTCTATTACTATGTCGCAGTCTCTGTATCTTCCCGTTCCTGTTGGCAGGGTAAAGTCTATTTGGGTGTTGCTTTTGTTCGTTCCGTATGATATTACTAGCGAGTTAATTAAGTTTTCTTTATGATCTCCGTCTCTTTGCCCTGTTGGGTAGACATACAAGCCTGTAGTGTTGCCAAAAAACTCTCCAGACATCGTTACGTAGTCGCCTCGATCACGTACTATGGAATGATCCCGATTCCCTCCATGGCTGCCCGCGGGTTTGCCAGTAACTGGAGTTACTGACGATATAACGGGTGGCCCGGGAATCACATAAAAATCAATCCCGCTAGCATGATAACCCCCAAGTGAACTTCTTATTGACAGAAGACCTGAGTTCGCGCTTGAGGGTATCTTACCGGTTAGCCCTGTCGTTCCTACTAGCCCAAATCCGGTCTCTGCCCCATTGAAATCCACCAACCAACGGTTATAGTCTTGACTAGACGAGTCGGTTGACGCCCTTACTAAAGCCCCTGTTACGAAGTTTTCTCCAGAAATTACGACATCATCAAATGGCTGCTCTCCCCCTCCGGGTCTATGCCTCTCCCCAGAAGAGGGTTGAACCCCCGTGATTATTACGTTTGTTTTCATCGTGGGGTACGTAGCACTCAGCCCGCTTTGCCCCACTATTTTCAAAGGTCCATCTATATGCCCATAAGGGACAGTGAGTGGCAGAAAATTTATATCGACCATTCCGCTGTGCACGGTTGTCGCCGGCAATTGCCCTGTGCCAAAAAATGCCCCAGTAACCCCCGACAACGCTTGACCACTCACGCTCATTTGTGATCCGGGGACTGGCCTTTCCGTGGTTACCCCTAAAATTTGGGGCATTGGGACAAAATATTCGCTTGCAGTTCCTGTTTGCTTCCTAAGTGTAGAGCCTACCTTTGGGTTCCCCCATTGAGCGGCTGATGGAATTGTGGCAATTAATAGCTCTTCATTAACCCAATCGAAATTAGCAAAAACATAGTCTATCCCGCCGATGGTATCCGCATTAGGTTTATAGGGGAAAGAGACGCTGTCGATTTGGACAAACCCCTGCCCTTCGATCCTAACTGTCTGGCCTATTATTCCTGATGACATGCTTACCTTATTCTAGTTATTTGTATAGTAGAAGATAAAGACTTAAATGCCATAGTTGATGCATTAGCGTTGTCTCCATTCTTTAAATATATTGTCCCGTCGGCTCCAGCTGTTTCCTCTGGAACTGTGAATCTTATTAAATTGTCGTTAACATATTGACACTCAAACAACTCAAAACTACCAATCCATACATCTGGATAGCTTAAAAAATTTATTCCACTTATGTCTATCGTTTCTCCCGGTGCTCCACCCGTGGGTCCCCACCCTTCTCCACCATTATCTGGGTGGTCTACTTCTTTCCCTGTTATTTTAGCTAAAAAGCTTGGAGCGTCTTGAGTTACCCGTATTGAGTTTTTTGCAAAACTTTGATTATCTGCTTGTATATTTTTTACATTTGTAAAGCCCCTAGCCTCGTAGTACACCTGTCTTGACAATGTTTCTCTGTCTCTTAACTCTATCCCAAGTATCGTGTTTTCCCCTTGCATCCTCATAGCCCCACTTAAGTTATCGATGGTTACGGCTGTTTCTAATTTTTTTGGACCGAAAGAGATGCTGTCTGGCTTTATGTTATAGAGTCCGGTTCCTGTTACTAAATTATAGACGGGTTTTACGTCCATTGAATAACTGAATGAAGCGTCTACTACCGAAGAGTTGGCGTCTGTTAGGCCTGTCCCGTTAATCGTCGCGTCTATGAAATTCAGCATGGTTTTGTCTTGACTCGGCTTTTCTGTACTCGGCGTAAACGAGCCTGACCCAAGTTGGCCTTCAAAATCAAAAAACGCTATCTCCACACTTGCCCGCGCCATGGTGTTGGGTGAGGCGCTTATTCTGTAGCTTGTGAGATGTCCGCTAGGAAAGCTCATCTGCCCAAAATTTCCTTCTATTCCTATATTTTCTTTATATATTAAATCATGAAAATAATCCTGCCCGGTTAGAACGTATGAAAAAGCCATGGTTCCATTTACCGCTTCTGACGCTTGGTAAGAATGAGAGTATTTTTTGCTTGCGAAATACCGCGCTTCTAAGTTGGAATTTATATCAAATGAAAGATTAGCAGCAACGAAAGATCGATTGTTTAAAAGTACGGTACAATTTTTATATGTATAAAACATTAATGGTACCTCCTAAGCGTGTACGAGGCTTTTGCGAAATCGTTTGTGTCTACAGATATGTCCGCGCTTTCTATTTTCATTCCTGAAAAATCAAATTCCATAAAATGCGAAGAAGTGTCGCATAAACCACTTAATGGTTCAATTCTTACCCTAGGTGGAGACTCGGCGTCGTATTCATTAAAATATGATCCGTCCTCTAGCTGTCCACTAAATAAAGCCCATCCGCTTTCTCCGTAAAAAGTAACCGGATGAGAGTCTGGCCCTTGACCGTCTACATTTATAGAGCAGGTATCTTTAACCACACTCGCGGTCTCCTCTGCGGTTAGAAGTTGTACTTGTTTCGGGTATTTTTGCCCCAACACGTAAACTGGATTTATTACCCCCCTAAAATCATAGGAAAAATCATAGACTGGAGCCAATATTGTCCCATCGCTGGCGAGAAGGGACGTTGTCCAAGAGTGAGCCAAGCCGCTAAAGCTTTCCGCGTACCCTTTGTCAACTATACCTGATCGCTTGATTACCGTACCCGTGGGTGGCACAAACCCCACGTATGAAGCGTTAGCTCTGACCAACTCGTTTGATGACACACTTACATTGTAGCTATCTAAGAAGTAGACTCCAGTTACCCCAGCCACGCCTATTACATTCGGCGGGATATCGTGATAATTTGGGTTTACCGTGTTGTGAACCAAGCTCAAGTAATCTAAAACATTTGCGTAAACCGGATCTTTTTCAACCTCTAAGTAGTAAGAAAAGCGCACAGCAGCTGCATATTGTCCGTCTGGATCGGATCCTTCCGCGAGGTTTTTGCCCATAGCGCGGACAGCGACAATGGCATTAGAAGTAGACAGCGATACCTGCTCGGCCATTACCCCTGTACCGTTTACCACTACATCGCAATTATTGAAAAAAATCATTTACCAAAAACCTTGTGCCTCTTTATCAATTACACTGGAAATTAGTTAGTAATTGTAACTAATTGTGGAGTATTGAGGTTTCCGGTCTCGGTCAGAAGGTTCTCTATGTATACCTTATATCTGGCTTGTATTTTTAAGTTATTATTAACGTCTACTGAGTAATTTTCACCTACTAAAGTAGCTCCCGTGAAATTAAATTGCGTTATTACTTGATAGGTTTGGTAGTCTTTTATTCTAACATCAAAATTCTTAAGTTTTGCTTTGCATGGATACCCCCTGAATGTGCTCCCCGAGTACCCCACGTCAGAGCCATTGACCTCAATTGTGAAATCTGCTGTTGCCACCACGGGATAGTCTATTTCCACGGAAAATGGACTCCTTCTTCCTATTTTATAATAATCTTTCCTTGGTATATCTAGCCCCAATGTGAAATTATTTACAATATTGGCGTCAAAATCATCCATTGTTATCTCAACGCTTGTCGGGGCACCAATTCTGTATCCCCCATCACCCGGATTATCTGCGAATCCTGTGGGCGCGGTTTGGGCAACGGTTGAACCAGTTATATACCTCAATTCTTGCACTGCTTGGGCTGGTAGCGACCCAGATGGAATTTTTCCCATATCCCCCACTACCCTAAAGGTTCCGTTTACTTCAGGTAATGCGTCGACGGCGCATGATAGGGTGTATCTTGTCAAATACCCCGAATAAAAACTATAAAACCTAGTGGAATCTTTCCTATCGTCGGTTATAAACCCATTGAACCCCCCGCTATGTATACATTTCACAAGGGGATCAGTATCCACAACCAGCGTATTGATTGAAAAATCCCCTATTTGTGGCCCTTGCGGAACTACGATGGAATTTGATTGGCCTATGAATTCAAGCGGCGATTCTGGTATTTGCCAATTATACGATAAGGACTGCGCTCCATGTACCTGCCCAGACCCTATAAAAACCTCCTGTTTCTCTCTATTGACTATCTTAAATGCCATCGAATACTATTACACTGCATATATTTGGCTACTACGTGTAAATAAATCAGGAAAAAGGCGTGGCGTATGGGTACTAACATTTATAATATAGAAGAGTTCAATGCTGGAACAGAATATAAGAAAAACGACATAGTCTGGTACGACCTTACGGTAAGTTCTAAAACACGCAAATACTATTGGTATGCCTCTGTTCCCGGGGTGCTTAGCGCACCGTCGCTTTCAAACCACCAGTGGGCGGGAGTAAAATTTGACAGCGTCAAAACCACAACCAACAAGCCGCATTTTTGGTGGAAGCCTTCCTATAATTTTACCATAGAAAATAAACCGAGAGTTATCCGTCATTCCTATGGAGACGGCTACGAACAAAGAGTTATCGATGGCATAGAAAGCGTTCTGTTAAGAGCCACGATTAACTTCGAGACTAGAGACGCGGCTGAAGCTAAAGCAATTACCCATTTTTTTCACATGAGAAAAGCTCAGGAATCTTTCCTGTGCATGCTCCCCGCACCGTATAATATTGATAAATTGTATGTCGCCAGAGATTGGGGCGTGACTTTCAATTTCTATGACAATTATACCATACGAGCAACCTTCGAAGAAGTAACAAACTAACACCATAACATGTCAAGTGATAAAAAATTAAGCGATTTCTCTAAGGTCAGAATAGATAAAACAAAACATTCTGCGAAAAAAATTATTAGCGAGATGGGTAGGGTTGCCCCGTCTTCTGTCGTGACTCTATACGAAATAGATTTAGAAGATTTGCTGATAGACGAAAACATGCCCTATCTCGAAACTACTTTAGCCGGAGAAGCCGTTTTCAGATTCCACAACAACCTAAAGCTTACTAAACAAAAATTATACTGGAAGGGCGAAGAGTACCATCCCTTACCTGTGTACGTGGAGGGGTTCGACAGCAATACGAGGGGCTCCGCACCCACCCCTAGAATGAGTATGGTGGCGAATGAAAAAGATGACAACCAATCGATGTTCAGGTCCTTTAAGCTAATGGTAAGACAGCTAGATGATCTAATTGGCGCTAAGGTAACAAGAGTAAGGACCTTTGCTAAATACCTCGACGTGAAAAACTTTTACGATATTCAACAAGGAGGAGGAAGGGTTACCTTGGGCGACGACACTTTAATACCCGAAGGGTTTACGCCAGACCCATTAGCGGAATTCCCTAGGGAAATATTTTTCATAAACAGAAAAAGCGTAGAGAACAAAAATGGATTAGAATTCGAGTTGGGTTCTTTTATTGATTTTGAAAGTCTAAAGCTCCCAACCAGACTGGTTATTTCAAGGTATTGTCAATTTCAGTATAGGGGAGAGGGTTGCATTTATGAATACCAGAGCAACGGAGACGTCATGACCGACGACCAACTTATCTCGGCCTTTGGCACGGATAGTACTAACGAACTTAAATTTCCTTGCAAAGCTCCCCCTATAGCAGACGAAAATGACGAGCTTTTCACAGACGAACTCGACGTAAACTACAACCCACAACAACAGGCAACAGCGTATGATCCTGCTAGCAGCTATACTATAGGGCAAAATATTTATTTAACTAAAAATGATATAAAATATTATTTTATAGCGAAAGGAACCGTGCCCGCCGCTGAAGGGGGAACTTTATCGACAATTCCACCCAACAACAATTACTGGCTGGAAGACAAGTGTTCCAAAACAATAAAAGGGTGCAAATTAAGATGGTCAGACGAGTACAAAAAGCACACAGATATACGTGTTTTCGGCGCAGCCACAGATACAATGATTGGCACCTCAACTACCTGCGGCGTCTACTCAATGAGTAACCCATGCGGTGGCTGCGGCACAAATACGCATGCCGGTTGCTTACCATTTGGGGGTTTTCCTGCCGTCGAAAAACTAGCTGGTGGAGCTTAATGATGAAAGACTACATTAAAAAACATATAAGAGACCACGCTCTAGAAGAGTCACCCTACGAGTGCTGTGGAATTTTATACCAAGAGGAGGACTCCCTTCGGCTTAAAGCTTTAAGATGTAGAAATATAGCCGAAAACAAACGCATGATGTTTTCAATTGATCCAAGCGACTACTTGAAAGCCGCGAATTTTGGCGAAATAATTTCCTTTTATCACTCACACATAAACAGTAGTGAATTTTCTGATTACGACAAAATACAAAGCGAACACCACGAAATAAAATTCATAATGTATAGCCTTAAGACTCAAAAGTTCAAAGAATACGAACCAAAGGGGTGTGAGTCTTTTTACATAGGTAGAGACTTTTGTTTGGGAAAAAATGATTGTTATACTTTAGGGTGCGATTACTACAAAGAAGAATTAAATATTAATTTACCAGAAAAAGAAAGGAACTTCGAGTATATCACATCAAACCCAAGTTGGTTTACCGATGGCTATTCCGAGGAAGGGTTTAAAACTGTCCTAGAGGGAGAAGTTACCGACGGATCTATACTAAAAAAACACGACGCAATCCTAATGAAATGCTATGGAAAGAGGAACCCCAGTCATGGCGCTATTTATGTTGGTAATGATTTAATTTTACACCACCAAATAAATTGCTACTCCAGAATCGAAGAGTACAATAAAGAATTTAAAAAAAGAACCACACACGTACTTAGACACGAAAGTCAATTTTGAAAATAACAAAAAAAGTCAAAGAAAGCATCAAGAAACATTCCTTGGAAGAATCTCCAAACGAATGCTGTGGTATTGTTTTGAAAAATAATGGTCGTTTTATTACCAAAAAATGTAAAAATATATCAGAAAACCCCACCTATCATTGCGTCGTCTCCGAAGAAGATTTAAAAAATAAAATTGGGGATTCAGATCTTTTTGCTATTTACCATTCTCATTTTGATGAAAAAGAGCTATCTTGGGCTGATAAAAACGAAGGCGAAAGATTAAAAACAAACATTATTCTTTATTGCGTCAAGGATGATTGTTTCGATTCTCACGAGCCAGATGGTTTTGTCGCTCCTTTTGTGGGCAGAGAATGGACTTCGGGTATTACCACATGTATAGATTTGTTGGAGGACTACTATCGAAAACTCTTTAACATAGGACTTACTGGACACGAAAAATTTTTACTGCCCATAATTGAGGAAGCTCGTAGCGGATCATTATCACGGCTGGAGGGATCATGCGCCATGTCCTTGTTTTTTAAATCCGCAGAAGATAGCGAGGAAGGAAGACGCCTAAAAAAAATGATTGAAAAGTATAAGAAAATCCCTGCATATTTAAATTTTCTCAAACACAACGAATTTTATGAAGTTAAAGCTCTCGAAAAACATGACGTAATTTTAACTAAAACTTGGAACGAAAAATGGAACAAAAAATACAACATATACCATGGAATACACTCTATGGTCTATCTTGGCGACGGCAAGGTATTGCATCACCCATGGAAACAGACCTCAAGAATAGAAAAGCTCAATACTAATCATAAACTAGCTATAACAAACATTTTAAGACATGAAAAAGCCCGTTGAAATTAAACTCCACGGAAAACTGGGGAGAAAAACAGGAATGAAAACTTGGAACTTGCACGTGCAAAGCGTCTCGGAAGCGCTACATGCAATTAATAAACTGTCAGACGGCAAGCTATTCAGACAACTCGGTAGAGAGCAGAAGAAAAATCAAAAATTTAAAATATTAATTAATGATGAGCCATGGAAATCAGACTCAGATGTTCGACTTGATCGCATATATGACGACGAAGCCGAATCACGAAAGCAACTAGAACTTATAAATAATTCCGAGCTTAAGATTAAAAACCCCAAGCTAAAAAAAATAGATATAGTTCCCGTGGTTGAGGGGGCGGATGAAGTTTTTACTATAATTTTTGCTATTATAATTATTATCGTAGGCTTTATGGTTATAGCAGCAGGCCATGCTGAGATTGGAGCGCAGATAATAATGGCTGGAATTGGCCTTTTGGCCGCGGGTATAGCAGCATTACTTATGGAACCCCCCGAAATGGACGAACTGAAGAATTTCGAGGGGGCCACATCAGCTTCCTACCTATTTAATGGTCCAGTAAACATCGTAAAAGAAGGTGGTCCCGTACCCATTTGCTACGGCGAACTTTTATGCGGTAGTCAGACACTTGCCGCTTATTATGATATATACGACGTAGAAGCAGCGTCAAGCTCAATAAGTAACTAATCAAATGAAAAGAAAGCCCAAAATCAAGAAGACGAGATACCCTATCACGCTTGGGCCTAATGGAGAAATTCAATTCTTTAAGGGGGGCGGAGGAGGGTCTCAACCAAATCCCAGAGATGTTGTTCACGAGCCGGAAGGAGTAGACACTCCTGAATTCCCTCGTCCATCTGATGACGATTCTCAGGGTAAACCCCCGGGTGCGGTATCTCTTTCTACAGTAGAAGTCCTAGACTGCTTAGGCGAAGGCCCCATTGATGGGCTCACTTCGGGTTATTATCACAAGTCTGGTTACGTAGGAGAAACCGGCTACAGGTTGGTAAAATTTAAACCATACGTGTCTGGTACCGCTGCTCAGATTCAATCCGGGTGGGCCAGATCCGTATATTATAATGGCATACAGGTCCTATCACAAGCTGGCTATAGGAATTTTCAAAATGTTGATGTGACCCATTCTAAAGGTGAGCCCGCGGGTGAAAATTTAATATTAGATTCTAATTCCGAGGACACCTTGCAGATTCAAAGGTCTTTAGGGGAAAGACTACGTGGTCCGGAGCTTAAATATAAAGATTCAAATTACTCCGCCGACTCCATGATTCTTAAACCCGGGGAGGACAGTCTCGGCAGAAGCGAGGGCCTCCCAAAATACTACAACATAACAAATAAAAGATGCACAGCTTTCGTAATGGTTGTACGGGTGTCAATGCTCTCAGAGACCCTAATGACCGGGTCCACAGAGAAAGGCACTAAGACTGGAAAGGGTGACGTAAAGCAAACCTCCGTCACTTACCGCATAGACCACAAGCCATATTATTCTGACGACACAAAAAACACGGACTTCTTTCCGAGGAATAGCGCAGGCGACGTAGTGCAACAACCTCTTACTAACGTCACATCAAAAACAATTCGCGGTAAGATTACAGATGGGTATGCGCAGTCAACAAAAATAACTCCCAACCCCACTTCCTTTGGATCCCAGTACGGGTATTCCGACGTAACGGAAGATCCTGATTTTATAGGCTGGCGTATTGCCGTATATAGGGAGACCTTTGATTCTTTTAGGGGATCTTTAAGGAATCAAACCTTCGTCGATTCTCTCACTGAAATATACGAAGAAAAATTCTGCTACCCAACCTCCGCGTTTATAAGACACAAATTCAGAGCGGATACATTCGGGCAAGTTCCAGCAAGAACCCACCAGATAAGAGGGCTTCGAGTAAAGGTTCCGAACAACTACAACCCCATTATGCGCACATATGGGGGAATCCTAGGCGGTACCGCCGCTGGGCTTCCACCGGTGAACGAGGGAGACCCCCTGCTTGACACAACAACCACGGTTTGGGATGGAGACTGGAAGCGTCACGCTGCAGGCACTGAAGCAGGCAAGCTGAAAAAAGAATGGACAGATAACCCTGCTTGGATTTACTACGACATCATAACAAATAAAAGATACGGTTTAGGAAAATACATCGGAGAAGATCGAGTCGATAAATGGTCGATGTTTAAAATCGCACAATATTGTGACGAGCTTGTCCCCAATGGCTTCACAGCGCAAGATTATGATGACGAACCCGGTAAAGACTTTGGTGAAGCTAGATTTACAGCAAATATTTACATCGCCAACCAAGAAGACGCTTTTTCCGTAATCAATAATATTGCTAGCGTATTTAGGGGGCTTACTTTTTATAGCGCCGGTAAGCTTCAAGCAACGCATGATGCGCCCAAGGAACCGACGTACCTATTTAACAATTCAAATGTCATGGATGGCGACTTTTTGTACAGTAGTTCCGCTAAGAAAGCCAGACATTCAGTTTGTCTAGTGAGATACAACGACGAAGCAAACAAGTACAAACCCAGCATAGAATATGTTGAGGACGTCGATTCTATCAAAAAATACGGAATAAGAGTCAAAGATGTAACCGCCTTTGGTACGACCTCAAAAACTCAAGCGCAAAGATGGGGACAGTGGACCCTAGCAACTGAAAGGCTCGAAACAGAGACCTGCAACTTTACAGCAGGAATAGAAGGAGCTTATCTTCAGGCAGGTGATATTATTGCTACGTCAGACGAAAATAGGGGGACATATCAAGACGTAGCTACAAGGAGAAGAGGAGGAAGAGTCCTTAATTTTCAGATTTCTTCTGGTCGTAACATGGACGGTCAACCGAACTGGACAGGGAGAGCAGTTCTTGATAGCTCGATATCTGGCTGGATCGATGGTGGTTCTTATTATTCAATACCCGAGGTTGGCCAAAAGGGTGAATTACATTTTAGCATCGTAACCCCCCCAGCGTATGGTGATCCTTTAACAAGCGATCTTAGTACAAGCGACTTGGCGAATCTTTATAGCAGAAAATCCGCCGTTCAGAAGCTTAGTTTCAGAAAAGCAGATGCTGGCGTTGGAACATCAGCCAACTTCGTGGGAGAAAGTGGCTGGGCCACCAATGACTTAATGGCCGATGGATCATTATCAATTTCTGACTACGATAGAACATCCATTGAAAACCACACTATAATACATTTCACGGGGCTATATCATAACGGAACAAACGTACTCAACGACAAAGACTACAACATAACAGGGTTCACGGGGTTACTTTACGACAACAACGGGAACGAACAATTAGCTCCTGACGGTTCCAACTATTCTGGGTTCGTAGAGAACCCGCCGGACAATTTTCTCTGGGCGGTGGAATACACAGGCGCTTTACTTCAGGGGCACGGCGGTAAACCAGATCGAGAGCTCTGGAAAATCATCGGGGTAGAAGAAAAAAATAATTTCAAATACGCAGTCCAATGCATTTCGCATGACCAGTCTAAGTTCGATTTTGTTGACAGACAATATGAGCCCCTCGTGGGGGAATCCATAGGCACCCCAAATGCCCCTACGTTCTCGTCTAATCCATTTACCATTACTCAGCTAGGTAGCCTAACAGCAAAAAAGGTTACGGTTAGATGGAACAAGCCAAGCCCTGACACTAATTTGGCTGGCTATAATATTTATATAAAAAGAGACGCCGACTTCGTTGACAGCACTGATTTTCATGAAGATATATGGGGAGCCCACCCAAACGGTGCATTTTTTAGTAGGTTCGTCCCAGACGAGGGTAGCGCTCCATTCTCATATTTCATTCCATTCCAAAACGGAACATACTATGTAAGGATTTACTCGGTAAACAAGCACGGAAGATCAGAAGGTAGGAATGCTCACTGTTCGTCTAGCGTAACCGTCAACGGCATCAACCTTATTGAGGATATATCCGTGTCTGCGCTTTCTTTAGCTGGCGCCACAGATTTATCAGACTTTACACAGCAGGTATCAGAAGCTGCAAATTACGCGTTATCTAACGCCTCCAACCTTCCCGGAAACAAGGACGGCTGGCCCTATTATCATCTTGAGAACGCCAACCTAGCTTGGCAATGCGGTTTTGCTGGTGATCCAGCTGAACTAGCAGGACTGGCCCTTCCCCAAGACTATACATTTAGGCTAACGTTCAGGAAACCATCTGGTCCCGGAAATGATTTCCCAGACGCCTTGATCCATAAGGAAGTTACTGGCCAAACTGCCAGTGACCTTAATTATTCTCTTTCTTTAGTTGATAATATAGACATTACTTTGCCCGCTAATTACGATTATCCCCCCGTAGGAGGGGAAACAGTCACCCCTCTTAGAGCACTGGATGTCGTTGTGGAAGCTATAGATTCAGACGGTAACTCTTCTGCCGGAGGTCAAGTTATATATGATGCAGGCGGCAACCTCACTCAGGACTCCTCTTATGCTGTAAATCCAGCTGGATATGATATATTATATATTCAAAATACACCCGCAAGTGGAGTAAGATTAAGTCGCCGAATTGCAGAAGGGCCCGGCCAAGATTCAGAAAACTGCTTACACGCAAACACTGCCGATTACTGCACAGACCAATGGTTAAACGCCGACGGAACCCTGAATTTCATCCTTAAAAAAGATATCCCGGGGCGCGTTACTGGGCAAGCTGATATCTCAAATGCCGCCTTCTTAATTTCGAGAAGTCACTTTACCACCGCTGATATACCGACGATGCTCCAAGACGGCCTTATAGATGACGATGGAAGCCTTGGCGGCGACAACTCAGCAGAACTGAAGAGTCCATACAAGCTCAATTTGAGTAACGAGACGTATCTCATTATGGGGGAAGGGTTTACCTCCTCGACGGATAACTCACTCACCGTACCAACCCCGTTCCAGAACATTCAATCCGAGAGTACTGTAGGAGATGTTGGAGCATTTACGCACCTTTATATGGGGGTTGCGTTTGTTGATCATTTTTTATCGGAAGCAGGAAAACAAAAGCCCACCAAAAAAGATTTAGTTAAAAAATTATTATGGGGCGACGAGTTTTCCGATAACGTTGTCAAGATTGGAGCGAGAAACGCCTTCTTAGCTGGCTCTTTATCGTGGAGAGCTTGGGCAGTCGTAAACGTTAACTGGGATTGCGCTACAGATCTTGCCTATCACCTAGGAGGGTTCGATACAATCACCCTTGTGGATTACGCGGGAGATTATCAAATAAGAAGAGCTTGGAGCACCGGGGGTAAAAGCCCACAAACAAAATATAACTTCACAACAATCCAAGCATACAGACAAGCTCGCAAATTTACATTTACTACGCCACAACCAACAGATCAGTATGAAATAGTTGTTTGGTTTTCTTCGACGCCCAAATGGAGAAGGCCAACTGAACAATACCAAGCAACAGACAGAATCCCCGTTTATGGGAATGACTCATCTCTTTCTCCAAATATGCAAATACTCACAAAGGATGGCGTTCTCCAAAAGACAACAACCCACTTCACTCTCAAAGACTCTGCGCTTGGAGGCTTCGGTCAAGGCAGCAGGCCAGTACAAGGAAATCTTTTTGTTGGTATCTTACTCGGCGCGCCTTTCCCGCCGGGAGGAGAAAACCTTGGTGGATTTGGCCAAATAAGTTCTGATCCAGTTTTCGATTACAATTTCGATACTTGGGACACGACAAAAGCAACCAAGTACGGACAAGACCAAGATATTGATACTTACACATTAAGTTAATTATGCAAATTTTAGTTATATTTTTTAATCCCGAGAATAAAAATGAAGCTCCTCGGTCTGAGATGCACATTCTAAGGCCCGGGCAAGACGTCGACTTCCTTTTTCACTACACCCTCGATACCAATAAAAAGTCGATGGACGACGTTCTTCACGCTACGGTTGTTGATTCAGGAGAGAAAGTCATACCTGAATTTTACTTGCCATGTCTCGTCTATGATCGCCCAACAGATTCCGTAAAGTGGGATTCCGCTAAAATGATAGAATTAAATTTTAATTATTGGATGCCGCAAAGAAGGGAGCTACTCAGGGATTTGGATATTCAATTCATGCGGGCTCTAGAAAAAAATGACGAAAAAGAAAGAAAAATAATAGTTACCAACAAAGAATTCCTAAGAGATTTGCCGAACTTTGTACTCACAAAATGGGCCGAGACCCTTGAGGTTGTAAAAAGCAATGGAGAGTGGACGGGTATATCTCAGAACGATTCTAGATTTAGCCAAAGAGATGGTCAAATTTATTACAAAGGTACACCCGTCGGTTTAGTCGATTCCTTCGATGCGTTTACCACCTCTCAACAGAGATTCTACGTAGAGCTTTTCAACCAAAGATACAGCAGACAAGACGCCTTAAGATTTACGCCATTCCACAATATTTTAATCGTGGATATTCTGAGTGGCGGGTCAGGCTACACAACCTCACCGACTATAGAGTTTCAGTGCGAATACGCTGGGGCTATGCCCCCTAAATGTCAATGTGTGATAGAAAACGGTTCGTTAACCGAGGTCATAGTTATAACACCCGGATGCGGATACATAGAAGACCCCAAGCTTATCGTGTCCAAACCGACTTCGCCTAATGGCAAACAAGCCGTTGTTTCCGCCAAGGTTTATAATAGAGTCATACAAGAATACCCTAGTTTCACACAGGAAGAACTAGAAGACAGATTACCCAAAGAGTTTTAATCCGTTTTTTCTTTTAGGCTTTTGATTTCTTTTTCGAGCATACTTATTTTCTTATCTAAAACTATCATAGCCTTATTGTATACCAACGGCACAGACAAACTATTCTCTAGCATCAATGGTACCCCGCAATTAGGCGTAAAGTCTACTATAAGTTGAAAATGCTCCGACCATTTTGTCATAGAAACATAAGTGGAATTTAAAATCAATTTATGTTTTTTACAAGAAAGCTTACCCCCAAGGACATTAGGAGGAAGACTGTTCGAAAAAATTACCCTCCAACCTCCTTCTGCAACCTCCAGTAAGGTAACCTCCCTTGTCATCGCGGACCTATAATCCGTTGTCTTATATACTAAGGCTAGTTCTGCGCCTTTTCCTGAACCACCTTTCGGTTCCCAGCCCAATGAAACTTGCTCCGGTGGAGATTCCCAATATTTCCCGCAATCAGAAACTTTAACTTTTTTAATACAGCCATCTTCGTCTACCTCGATTACTTCAATTATTGCATGGCTTTTTTCTTCACTTATTACATCTTCCGCTGGCACACCGTCGTCTACGGCAAAAGTGTCGCCCTTTGAGTATCCTTCTCCCTCATTCATTATGTTTACAGAGGTTGAGAGCTCGTACTCTTTGTATGAAACTTCCACTAGGTCTCCCGCGACCAATCCCATGGCGTCTTCATTTTTTACGAAAACCCTATCTGGTATTATTGTTTCGAAATCAAGTATGCAAAAAAACGGCTCCATTTTTGCTATTTGGTACA